ACCACCATACTGTATCTCTACTGAAATAAATTGACCCTCTACTGAATTACTTGGTGCAGAGAAAGTAGTGTTTTCAGTTGTTACATGATATGCGTTTGGTTTAACTGCTGAATCCCAAGCTACAGCATTTGATGATGATGTAATAGCACCTTGTGTTAAGTATGCTGCACCAGCTACTGTTAGAGTTGTAGAAATAGTTTCAGCACCAGTAACAGCTAGAGTTGAACCATCAAAAGTTAAATTAGCTTCTCCATTTAAAGTAGTTGCAGCAGAAGCTGTTGTAAGTCTGTTATTTACACCATTTGCAAAAGCAGTAATTGGTAATGCTTCAAAAGCTGGTGGAGAACCAGCACCAGTTGATGTTAATACTTGACCATCACTACCAGTAGCAACAGCAACAGGGTCGCCTGATGCGTCATAAGAAATTATATTACCATCTGTACCAGAAGCCATTTTTGCTAAAGTTACAGAGTTATCAGCTATCGTAACACTAGAGTCTGACCAATCAACTGTGTTAGCTGTAAAATTAATAGTACCTAAAGTTATATCTCCAGCACCATCATACATCATTAGAAGTTGAGCAGTTGCAGCACCTGATGTATCCAACCAAATCGTTCCAGCGACAGCACTACTAGGTCTTGAAGAACCTGAATTAGTTGAATTAATAGCAGATAGAACATTGTTTAAATCTGTTCTAACTGTAGGGAATGATGCGTTTGCTATGTTATAATCGTGTTGTGCCATAATGTTTTCTTATATCCCTTTTAGAACCCTTTTGCAATAAAATCAAATGTTTTAGATACTGCTGAACCACTTGCATTTTTAAAAGTTACGTTAAATCCATTAATAGTTTTTGATTCTACTAAAAAGAAATCTCCTGTTGCCATTCCTTGTCCTGTAATTCCAACTGCATAATTAACAGTTTTATAAGGGTTTGTAAATGTAACAGTTTTAGTTGTTGCACCTGATGTTATATCATTTCCACTAAATATTCTATCTTCCATATCTATTGAAATTGATACTTCTTCTACAACAGGAGTTGAAGCTAAATCACTTGAAGTTAAAACAACTCTAAATTTAAAATATCTAGCAGTATAATTACCAATCACAAAATTTTGAAAAGATGTGAATGTAGAGTTATCATCACTTGTTGCAATCTCAATATGTGCATTAGAATTAGCTGGTGTATCTCCATCAAAACTAGAATTTTGAGAATCAAATAATCCTGTTCTATTATCAAATAAATCATCTGGGTCATCTGAAGTTTGCGTTAAACTAGCTGTAAGTCTGCAAGTATGTTTAGCACCTATATCAACTACATCTGCAAATAAGTAATTACCACTTGCAAAGAAGTCTGCATTAGCAACACCAGAATCAAAAAATCTAGTTGTTTCTGCATCAAAGTTTCCACTAGCTGCATCAAATAATTCAGAAGAATCTAATCTTAATGTATCATCTACTATTGCTGTATTTGTTAATGTTCCATCAAAGTCAGGGTGTTCAGATACAGAAGTTATTGCGTTAAAGTTTTGAATCCCTGTAACATTAGAAATAATAGCTGTTGCATTAGAACTAAAGTTACCTAGTTTATCAACTGCTTTGATTAGAAAGCTGCCGATTCTTGCTGGAACGTTAATTGATGTTGCTGGTCTTGATACTTTTTCAACTAAAGATACAGAGTTTGCCCAATCTCCAGTTCCATCTGTTAAAGAAGAATATCTAATTTGATAATAGGCTAAATCTAAATCTGGTATTTGTGTCCATGATAAATGTGCTTCTTGTCCTAGAATATTACAAGAAAAATCTGTAACATCTTGTGGTGGTTCAATAGCACCTACAATAGTTCTAGTTGCTGTTACATAGGTTGATGATACACCTAAAGTATTTACAGCTTTAACTCTTACATTATAAATCTTTTGGTCAATTACATTTAAGACCCTATGATTTAATCCTGAACCTTGTGCATAAATAATAAAATCTGAATCTGTACTTAACTTGTATTCTACTTGGTAGTAATCAACAAAACTATCTGTACTAGCACCAACAGTTACATTCATGGCAACTAAAACTGTACCATCATTATATTCAATTAATTGGTCATCTAAAGTAACACTAGCTGGTGGTTGAATAACAAATGGATTAGGTAAGTTTGTACTAGGTGTTGATGCTACTTGTGTTTTAGTAGCCCATGTATAATGAGAGTCTTGATGTTCCATTAAATCTAAACCTAATGTAAAATCAGCATTAAAATTAATTCCCAATACTCTAAATTGTTTATTACTAAATCCTAATGAAGAATGTGTTACTCCTAAAATATCTCCTATGGCTATATCATAAGCACTAAAACTAATATTAAGTGTTAAACCTAATGCTTCTCTTGATCTTCTTAATATAACTTCTGCTAGTTCTAAACTTTGGTATGGACTTGTGATTGTCTTTAAATCAAACCTTCCTTCAAGTAAGAATCCACCATCAACTGCTTTCATAGCTGCGTGTTTATCTGCTGCTGAATATCCACTATCATCTATTTCAGGAAATTGCACTTCATCAACTTGATAGTTTCTATCAGGATTAACAAACGAACATATAACTCTATTATATTTTGAATTTTTAGTTGGACTTGCTAAACTATAACCACCAATAATATCATCTTCTGTAATTGTAATTGATGATGACCCTGTTGTTTCAACAATTAATTTATATTTACCACTAACATAAGGAAGATAACCTCTGCAACCTTTTAAAAATTCTCTAACATTATCTATAACTGGACTTGATGTATCAATAACAGCATTACAATCCATGACATCTATTGTAGTTGAACCATAAGCTGTAACATCTGTATCACAAATTCCTGATGCAGTATAAAAACTTGGTATATCAATATTAGCTATTGCTAGACCTTTTCCATATCTTTCGTTAGTTAAATAATCTAATAAACACCATGATGGGTTATCAGAATAAGCAGCAGTTTGAGCAACAGAACTTGAATTATAAGCCACTACTTTTTTACCTTGTACTATTGATTGTACTTTTGGTATTCCTGTAAAAGCATCATTATGCCATTTAAACCTTAAAGCTAAATAACAAAGACCAGATAGTTTATGTGAACTTCCCCAATTACTTAATCCTGATAATAAACTTGATGCTGATTGTCCATCAGTTCCATAATGAGGTTCAACTGTAATTAAACTTGTGGAGTCTTTATAAAAATTAGCATCATTACTAGCTACTGTTCTTTGAGTATTATCTGCTAAATCTCCTGACCATGTTATTACCTTTTCATCTATTCTTATTTCTGTAATATCATTTATTTCTCCTTCAGATAAGATAATAGCCATATATAAAAATTCATTATCAGTACCAGAAGTTTCCATGAATACTCTAGTTCCACCAATCATTCTTGTTCCATAAATTACAGGAATGTTTGCGTCATTAGATTGTTTGTTTAATAAAATTCCTTTTTCGTAATTATCAAAATCATTAGTACCAAAGTCAGGTTGTTCAGGAGTTTTAGCTCTTAATAACCAAGCGATTCCAATACTAACAACTAATGCTACAAATGGATTTAGTTTTAAAAAATATTTTAATACTGGTGCTGCAGTTCTTTTAATTATATTTTTGAAAAAACCCATTATGCTCTACCCCACTTAATGTCTTGTACTGTTTCAGAACTAAAATCCATTCCTACATCTGCACTAAAGAATCTTTGTTGTGATGTGTTGTTTGTTTTACGACCATTTTTTTTATCAAAGTCTGCCCAATGAGATACCACACTTAAATTAACTGTGCTATCTGTTTCAGATTCATTAACAGAAAAACTTTCTATGTTACCAGAATATAAAAGAAAAGGGTCTGCAATAATAGAATTATCATCAGCTAATAAACCTCTAAAAATAGTTACAGCATCATTGACTACATTCTCTCCTAAACAAAGTGAAATAAATGTTTGATTTGCACCTGATAAAGATATTGTTAAACTTGACTTTGTTATATCTGCTTGTTCTGAAAAATTAGAAAAACCTAATATAAAATCACTTGTTAAATAAGTAACTGAACTACCAGATATTGATGATGTTAATGGAAATGAGTTATCTGTAATATTAATAGGAGTACCAAACCCAAGTGTAATAAGGTGGAATGGTCTAATATCATTAGTCGCTAATTCGTTCTTTAATGCTGTTGTCAGGCTTCTCGTCATATTCCTCAAATGTTCTTCTAGTTACTTTTATTGAATCATTGACAGTATAAGTAGCATTTTTAGATGGGTCGCTATACTTTCCTTGATTCAAAGATTGAGCATTAAAATCATCAGCTTCAATTATTTCTTCAGCTAAAAAATCAACACTTATCCAATACTTAACTTTATATTTCATCTACAATGCTTCTTCAACATCAAATTGATATTCATAATATAATTTGCCTTCATTATCTGCACCTGATACTCCAAATTCTTGAATGTCAGAAGTTAAAGCTACTGTAAAAGGAACATTGTCATAAGTAACTACTGAATCATTTGCTAGTGCTACAAGTAAAGGTGGTTCTATTGTTACTGTTGAAGCATTACTAGATGCCTGAACATCTGCTACAACCATATA